TCACTATTATTTTGGAATTGTAAACCTAATACTTGAGATGCAGTATCTCCAGTAGTTCTGAATGTCATTAAGTCATTATTACTGCCATCAATAAGAAACTTACCGTTCAATGTTGTTAACCCACTACTTACAGTTAAACCAGCCGACATATCTACTGCACCATCAATATCTACTACATCAAGGTTAGTTGTACCATCAAAATCTACCGTGCCAGAAACATCTAAACTATCAGCAACTACTGTTCCAGTCACAGTTACGCCTGAGCTAGTAGTAGCAAGTTTTGCACTATTATCGTGATTAAGTGTAACTGCTCCATCATCATTAAAAACTGCCGCTTGTTCACCTGTCATATTACCTATTATGACTTGACTTTCACCTCTTAAAAATAAACTTCCAGTTCCTGTATCATCCACAAAACTATTACTACCATCGTGATATACTTCTAAGTCACCACTTGCACCAAGTTTAATTTTATCACTGTCACCCATGTTAAGATGTGTAGCTAAAGTAGTTTCACCTGTAACTGCAAGTGTTCCTCCTGCTGTGACATTACCACTAAAGTCACCTGTGGTTGAATCAATAGCAGTTGCAATTATGTTCTCAGGTTTTTTTCCTATGTATGGCATATTATGTAATCTCCATATAACTCATTGTTACTGAAAGTTTATCTGCTACAGAGCAGTCTATCTTTATTATATCTCCTACGTTTAAAACTATTTTATTACCTGACATAATTTCTACAGATGAACCCACTGGTACTGGTATATCTTTTACAATATGTGCGGTAGTGTTTTGAGTTTGAGATGTTTGTGTCGTTGTGCTTACAAGTTGTACTGTTCCAGTTACTTGTGCTGTATGAACGTTAGCCAGTGTCAACCCTAATACTATAACTGTGCTACCAGTCTGCACTGTATATAGTGTTTCTGGAGATCCAGAACTCGCAGGAGCAACATCTCTTGTAATAACTTTAAATGTATTTGCCATTCTTTATCTCCTAATCAACCCAAAGCGATAGCTAATGCCGTAGCTTCGTCTTGTATTACTGAACTCAATGTTGCACCATTTACAGTGATAGCATCTGCTTCTAACGTACCATCAATATCAGCATCACCACTAACATCAAGTGATCCTGCATCTAATTCACCAGTTAATGTTATATTTCTAAATGATGCTACATCCTTATTTGAATCAACTGTTACAACTTTACTTGCAACAACAGTTCCTACAGATGCACCTGTGTCACTATAATTAAGCTCTGTAGCCGTTGCAGAAACTAAGGTTCCTCCTATTGAAAAAGCATCTGCTTCTAATGTACCATCAAAATCACCATCTACGGCATCTATATTACCCTTGAATATAGTAGCTGTTACTGTGCCTGTACTTGGATTGTAAGCAAAATCACCATCAGACTCTAACCCAACATTACCAGTAGCAGAGGCATCTTCTATAAAAGGTATTAAGTTTTCTTCATTAGTGTTTTCATTATCTGCAACAGACACATGTGTAGCATTTGTAGCATTAGTAACTGTTACTCCAGCTATAACAGTATTAAGTGCTGTTCCTCCTACAGTTATAGCATCTGCTTCCAAAGTTCCATCAAAATCACCATCTACGGCATCTATGTTACCTTTGAAAACAGTAGCACTTACAGTTCCTGTACTAGGATTATACGTTAGGTCACCATCTGATTCTAAACCCACATTGCCTGTGGCAGAAGTATCTTCAATAAAAGTTATAAGGTTTTCTTCATTAGTGTTTTCATTATCAACTACATTTACATGTGCAGAGTTTGTTGCATTTGTTACAGTGACTCCAGCGATAACAGTATTCAAAGCCGTGCCATTTACCGTAATTGCATCTGCCTCAAGTGTTCCATCTATATCTGCATCTCCAGATACATCAAGGCTTCCTGCGTCAAGTTCGCCAGTTAATGTTATGTTTCTAAAAGAACCAGCATCTTTGTTAGAATCAACAACAACAGCTTTACTTGCCTCAACTGTGCCATTTGTAATACCATCTAACTTTTCTAAATCTGCCTCACTCATATTTGCAGAACCAATAATAAAAGAACCTGTTGCTGTAACTGTACCTCCTATAGAGGCATTACCACTTGCATCAAGAATTACAGATTTAACTGCTGGTATTGTACAAAAGATAGTTCTTGTACCAGAACTCCAATTAACAGCATTATTAGAATTAGAACTTGCTAGTATTGTAGTCCTAGCTAATGTAGCACCAGAAGATGTAAACGTACCTAGACCAACTTCAAAATCAGTATTGTCTGTGCAACAATAATATGTAGTATCAGCATTGCTAAGATTAGCAGTAAAGGTTTCAAAACCTAGAACTGCACCACTTAACGTATATGTGCCTGTACCAGTTGTGGTAGTCGTTTCCTTTATTCTATCTGATATTGTTAATGCCATTATTTTAACTCTATTGTAAGATTTCCTGCATTAATTCTAAATATATCTCCAGTTGCTATTGTTTTAGGAGTATCTAATTGTCCTATAAATAAAACATTGCCACTACCAGTTGAAGAGTTATCTGTTATAATAACATGTGTTATTGTGTTAGATGTTCCTGTAGAAGCAGGAAACTCAATATTCGCCGCATTAGTAACTGTCTGTGCATCTGTACTAGCACTAGCTAAAGTCCAACCTGAGGCGGCGACTTGTTGTCTTGCATAAGCACCAAATGTTGCTTCTGTAAACCCAGTTGATCCAGTCGAGCCTTCAGCATCTGAAACGGCTGTGGCTAATCCAACATAAATAGTATCTCCAGGGGTAGCAAAAGTAACCCCACTAACCGCCGCATTATTTTTAAAAATAAAATTTAATAGTCTGTGTTCTAAATAAGTGGTCGCCGCATTTGATGTTGCCATAATATTCTCCTATGTTCTTGGTCTTGATGGTAGACCTACTCTATACGCATCTGTGTTTTCTCTTGCCTCGCCTAGATCTTTAAGTCTTGAAATAGACTCTAAATAACGACCGTTATATAAATCTAAAATATCTTTTTCACCTTTCATGTAAACATATGCCTCAAACAAACAACCATAAAGTAAAGCAGATGGAGCATTTTTACTTATCCATGTTTGATCAGTTTCACCTCCTGCTGTCAAACTCGCTGGTTTATAATAATAATATAATTCTAAGGTGTAATTACTATTTGGTGTAGGGGCAACAATAAAATTATCTGTGTCAAATCTAGCATAATACTTAGGTACTCCCTCTGTTGCATCATTAGGAGTGTATTCTTTTAAAAAATTTACATCTTTTTGCAGTAAAAAACTTTCAGAACCAGATTGAGTAATATGTAACGAAAAAGAAGCTAAGTAATCACTCGGTACTCTTAAAAACTCATCTCCGGACGTAAAAGCACTTGATACATTTTTTCTAAATATATCAAGATCTATTGAATTAAATATTCTATCTTCTGTGGTTTTAATAAAATCAGGCAGATGTGTAACAAAACTAGTTTCAGCATTATCTGTATAATCTTGTAAAGCTGTCTTTAATGTTGCTAACGTAAAACTCATTATCCACTCACTGTTACTGGTCCTGCTGTTACTATATTTCCGCCACCTTTTGTATTACCTGTTGTAGCAGTTTCTGACGATACTGCAAAGGTGTAAGTATCATCTGTTACTTTTGTTACACTATATCCACTTGCATTTTGTAAGACGGCAATGGTAAAACCATCAAAAGGCTTACAATTTCTAAATCTTACTGTGTCACCTGTAGCTCTACCATGAGATACTTCAGTAACTGTAATAGTAGAAGTTCCTGAGGAACCAGATTTAAAAGGATTTACATTTAATAATCTTTCAATATCAACCTCGGTTCTATCTACTCTAGGCTGATATAAAGCTTGAGGCTCTAAAGGTGGTTTTCTAGGTGTCAATTGTGGGTGTTTTACTTCAAATTCTGATCTATGAACAATATTACCATTCCATTCTTTTACACGTTCTCTATACGGAAAAGCAAAACCAGACCTGTCTGATATAAATTTAGATTTTTTGCCTATCGCATATCTACTCATACAAAACCATAATATGTACTACTTGGGGTTAATGATAAATTAGACCTATCTCTATCTTCTGCAGAAGCTCTCTCAAACTCTTCTTCATACATAGCTTTTAATAATTGCACTCTATCTGGTGTTCTTTTCATTGCTATATAGTAAGCTAATCCCGCAGTTAAACATGGATAAAAACGAAACGGCACTTCCATCGTATTTACCTGAGTATCTGCATCTTGTATTCTAGTCAAAACATCATAAACAAAAACATCTGTGCTGTTTTCTGGTGTCGCCCATAATTTTAATTTTGGCGTAATTTGTCTATCTAAAAAATATTGACTGGGTCTTCCTGTTGTTGACTTAGTTGGTATATTAATAAATTGATCTCTACTTATTCTACTTACCGTAAAATCAGTTGAACTCCTACGGATTACAGCATTTAAAATATCAATTACATCCGTATCAAGATCATACTCAGCCGTGCCAGAAGTTAATGATTGCGTTCTTTGTTGGATAGTCCACTGATTCAATCCTCTATTAGCCCAATCTGCTAAAAGTATATTTAAAGACCTTTTAGCAGTTTGCAGATCATATCCAGTTCTGACCTCTAAGCCACATCGCTCAAAGGCTTCCTCAATATATTCTGCTACATCAAGCTCAAAATTTGTAGAGGATGAAGTTGCCATTAACTATATGGACCTTTCACAACTTTGCCACCACCTGACATTTTCTTTTTATCAGTCATACCACCCATAGCATAACTTTTCTTTTTCATAGCACCGCCACCCATCATTTTCTTTTTGTCATTAGTAGCACCGCCCATAGCATAACTTTTTTTCTTCATCATTCTTCCGTCTCCTTATAAAGATTATTGAATGTTATATCAGGATTCATGTATTGCTCATGTTCCTCTGCATTATGAGTCCATTGACTCGGTTTAAAATCGGGAGCTCCCTCTCCAGTTTCCCAGAGTGCAGGGGAAGTAACTCTTACCCTGTTGTTTGGCAAGGCAACAATATTACCTGTCCAGTTGTCAGCTTTTAATAATTGTATCACATGACTTTGCTTATGTTGAGCTGGGTCATCTGACAAATCTGACTGACTATAATCTATTGTAAATAAATATTTACCAATATGCAACTTATTATCTATTTTGCATAACCATGGACTTACACTTACATAATCCAACTTAACAACACTATGATAATGAGAACTGCAATCCCAAGGTTGTGCAAAGCGTGGGTGCATAATATCTGGCATAGTATCCAAGGGTATATCAGCTACTAATGCTGTTAAAGGCATTCTAGCCCACATAGCACCACCATGAATATTTTTATCATCTGTGCCATCAACTTCACAACCAGTAAACACAACTTGAAAACCTAATGTTCTATCAGGCATTGTGGTTACTGCAAAAGCATGAGCATGTATAAACTCGCCTTTATATTGTTCATGATTATGAGTAAACTCTTTGCGTACCCAGCATTTGAAGAAAGGTATATTACTAATTAAATATGACATTTAAGCTTTCTTGGTAGCTTTCTTTTTAGGCTTTGGTTTTTTGCCTTTACCAAAAATATGAGCATCAACTTTCGCCGCTTTACCTCCAGTCAAAACAGAGTTTACACGAGCCATAGCCCATTGATTTGGTGTAGTTCCAGGACGATGTCCCGTTTTATAAGCCGCGAGACCTTTATTGTAAACTTGACGTAATTGTCCTGCAGTTACTTTTTTACCTTTAGCTCTAGCCTTTTTAGCTTTTTCGGCTAGTGATTTACTTACGTTTGCGGACATTCTTTTTCCCCTTTTTCATAGTTGCACCTTTAATAATATCCCCACGAGTAATTTTATTATAAGGCGGTGATAAAGAGGCTAGTTTCTTTTGTTTGGGTGTAAGTTTTTTTGTCATTTCTTTTTTCCTCCATACATTTTTCTAAATTTTTTTGTATAAACGGACTCTTTAGTTTTAATACGTTTACCTTTTTTAAAGTCAGTGCTGAATTTATATGCTGATGGGTCATTATCTGCTTTAGGTGCATTCCGTTGTATTTCTTTACGACGCTTTGCTTTTTCAGCAGAGGATAGACCTTTTAAATATTTAGGGGGTATTTTACGTTTTGTTTTCTTTTTGGCAGGAGGCTTACTAATTTGTTTTGACATTTGTCCTCTTGTTATAGCCATTTGAATATCTCCGGAACAAAGGCTGATGCAATTATTAATACACCTAGTCCCCACAGTTTTGTATCAAACCTATCGAGTTGTTGTTCGATACGTTTGTATCTATCTGCACATTCTGATTCATGTTTTTCGAGTAGTTTTAAAACTTCGTCTGCTTTCATTACCATGCCTTACAAGACCAATACCTAGCACTAAATTTATCTTTTGCAGTATCACATCTATGCCGTGCTCTAAAAGATTTCCTACGTCCTGGTTGATCTTTTTTTATACTCATGTTTGGATCACCAAACCTAACGAGTTTTATTTCTGTTCCTTTTTTTGCTAAGACAGCTGATTTTTTAGGACCTCCTGGAGTTTTTTTAGGTTTATTAAATCCAGGAAAAGTTTCCCCCCGATAAGTAATCTTACCAGAGGGTGTCCTTTTAACGTCTTTAGTAGTAGCCATTAACTATATTCCTTAGCCACTTGTAATATGATAGTGTAACTATCTGCACTAGAATGTCCTACTGTAGTAAATTGTATATCACCAGTTTTACCTGATCCTGCGTTATTAGGGATACCACCAAAACTTGAGTAATCATGGTGACCACTTTGGTTTTCTCCTAACTCAATTGCAAGAATATCAGAAGTTGCATCAAACAAAATTTGCACCTTCATACCGATACACTGCCACCATATTTTTTGTATGGAAGCTCCAGTACAAGACTGACCAATAGAATTATTAGATAAGGCACTTACATCTACCTTTGTAACAGCACTTTCTCCACTACCGTCTGATACGTTTGTGAATTTTAAAACTGCTGTTTTACTACCATCTATGATAGTTTGTGTAGCAACTGCATCTGCCATATAAGCCTCCTATTATTGATCAGCGAAAGCTGGAGCAGTCGTTGATGTAGCATTACCAAAAATCTGATAATTAGTTGTGTTAAGACCCATAATAGTAACATCAAACCCAGCAGGAACATTAAATTGAATACTACTGTTTGAACTACCATTTGAAAATACGGAACTAATTGCATTACCATCAGTATCTAAAAATGTAACACCACCAATATAAAAATTAGTATTTCCTGGAGTAATTATTAGTGCATCTGTTGCATCAGCGGCTCCTCCAGCGTAAACAAATCTAAACATTGATCCAGCTATAGGTGCTGGGAGTGTGTATGTATTATCTTGACTACCATCTGGCACAAGTAAAACTCTACCACTATGAGTAGCATTTGTTAATGTTACGTTACCGTCAGATAAACTTACTGGACCATCACCAAAAGTAGATACTTCTGTAATAGCTCCAGTTGTTGCGTTTTTACTTATTGTCTTGATTGTGCTTTCAGATCTAATAGGACCTGAAAAAGTTGTATTAGCCATATTAATCTCCTTGTCTTGGCTTAGTCGGGTTTATTCCCGTCAAGGTGTTAAAACTATAACATAAAAAAAGAGCGACTGTAAAGTCGCTCCTTCATCCGATGCGGGATACTTAATTAAGCTCCTGGAGAACCAAATACACAAC